TCACCGCCCCCGATGGCGCCAGCCTCGCCCAGATCTGGCTCAACCTCGCCACCCTCTGGCGCAGCACCGCCGCCGATCTGGAGGCCCTCCGCCTCACCACCCGCGCCGCAATCGACGCCGCGACGACACTTGAGGAGGTCGGCGCGGCGATGGCAGGCCTGGCGATTTGAGGGCTGGCGTTAACCGGGGCTTTGCAGCGCCCTTTGACGGCAGAGGCAAAAAATCGTTCTGCTGCAGGATTTGCTGTAAAACTCTGCAGCTTTTGCCGTCACGCTACACACATTGTGAGTTGACACAGAAAACTGCACAAAGGTGGGAACAGTCGGGAAGGAGTGGGATGCTTTGGTAAGTCATTGGTTCAAGGTAGTTTTATGAGGTTTAGATCTCGCTCCGGCTGCTTGCCTGTCGGGGAAACTATGAACGCAAGCGCGTAAGCCCCTTTATGTTAGATCTCCGAAACGGGCGTTTTGCCCGGCGGAGAAGGGACCGTTTAAGTGCCCGTTTTCATGACGAGAAATTGCCATCTTGAGCCTTTGGCGGCTGGAAATCGCGACCGAACTGGCCATCCGAACATGCAAATCGGCCCGCAAGTTTCCGTCGTCAGTTGCATGTTCGGTTAAGTCTTTGATTTTGTGTCGAGCTGACCTGCCGGGCTGCGCTAGGCCTCGCCCCGAACATGCAACTGATTTTTCGCAATGTTGGCTGAGTGGGAGGCGCCTCAACGGATCAAGCAGCCGGTTAGCATCTTGGCGCGCGGAAACACTTGAAGGCATCCAGTGACAGGCGCTAGGGCTTTCATCCAGGCGAAGGGGAGGTGAGACCGCATGAACAGCTTTGCAGGCGGTATAATCGTGGTCCTGCTGCTGATCTTTAATGTTTGGCTCTACTTTTTCGTACCGGCGTCCATGGCGACCGAGCGCGGCCGGTCGCCCGTTGCCTGGGTCATTGTCGCGTTGTTGCTGACACCATTCGTTGCCATCATCGCGTTGTTGGTTCTCGGCGGAACTCCTGGAACGCCCCCCTCGGGCCTGCGCAAATCTTAGAAAAGCTGCTGATCTATGGATCCGCTGTACGGCAGTAGCCAATTTCTTAGGTGGTTGGCTCGTTGGTGTGAGCCACTCCACATGTCTGCGCATACCTGTCCGGAGCGTGTGCGGAGGGCTGACCTCTGGCCTCGTTCGCAAGCGGCCCTTAGCCGCTGCTCGGCCTAGGCCAATGCTGCGAGGCCGCATCCCTCGAAGCCGACACTTGTCTCGCACCGCAGCAAAGTTCAGGCCGCGATGATAGCGATGCAGGATAAAGCTGCCGTCCGCTGCATCTGTGTTCTGCGAACCAAGTACCGCCACGAGATCGATCTGCCGGGAGGAAAGCCCGTCTGACGACAGTGCGGCGCTGTCAAGATCGCATTCAGCCATATTGAAAGTGAGATCGGTCCACGCGCATTGACCTGTCGAGGAAATACTCTGCCTCCAATAACTTTTCCGTCGGATGCCGAAGTGAGGTGAAGTGTGTGTGTCATCGCTGCAGCTTGATCGAGCCGCTCCTGTCTGCCAAGAACCAAATGATCGGATATTGGCGTGAGCGAGCAGGCTTCTAGCGGTGCCTCTGGTGCTGACCTTCGCCTACGGCAAGCACAAGGGTAGCCACATCGCCGAGACCGATCGCTTGGCCACACGCGCCTGCGCGAAATGGCGCGTTTCGGTCGCCAAACCGGGCGGCGCGATGCGTAAGAAAGGTTCAGGGGTCCCTTGAGCCTCTAGTGCTACTGACTTCACGCTTGCCAACATGCCAGCTAACCGTGATACCTATTTCCAATTGAAGTGACCGATGGTGGATGGCATGGCGCGGGCAAGTAGGCGCATAGCTCCGACTGAATTGCAGAAAGTCGCAGGCGAAGCGGCGATCGCCAAGTTGGAAATGGCTATCAAATACTTAGTCACCGAGTATACAGTTGAATTCTTGGCGGAGAAGGTCCGCCAAGAGGAGTATTACGTTCCTCCATATCAGCGGGAGTTGGTTTGGCCCGAGGACAAGCAGTCAAGGTTTGTTGAGTCTTTGCTAATGGGGCTTCCAATTCCTTTCTTATTCCTTTGGCAGGCGGATGACGGTCGACTTGAAATTGTGGACGGGTCGCAGCGGCTCCGAACAATGGTGCGTTTTCTCGACGGTGACTTACAGCTTCAAAAGCTGCAACAGCTACCCGAACTGAATGGTTTCCGCGTCACTGACTTAGATAGGAGCCGACAAAGAAAGCTCTCCAGCCGATCCATCCGCGGCATCATACTTGATAACCTTGTTAATGAGGCCGCTCGAACAGAGATGTTCAATCGTATCAATACCGGTGGAACACACCTGAACGAGGCGGAGATCCGGAGAGGCTCCCTGCCTGGCCCGTTCATGGATCTGGTGGTGAGCTGTTCGACGGATCAGCGCTTCGTCAGCATGACACCAGTCTCGACAAATCTGGTTAACGAGAGGGAGCGCGAGGAACTCGTCGTTCGCTTCTTCACATACTTGGAAAAGCTCACCCGCGAAAATGGGATCTTTGATCTTCCCGGATGGAGGGATCGCCCCCGAGAGTACATTTGGGCCTTCGTAGATGAGGCCAATGGCCTAGCAGGGAATGACCCCGGATATCTAACACGCCTTCGGCGGGAGTTCGATGCCATGCTGGTCGAGGTCGACCGCCTTTTCCCGTTTGGCTTCCGAAAAACGGCTACCGGAAAGCAGATACCGCGGGTTCGCTTCGAGGCAATTGCGGTGGGTACCGCGTTGGCATTGAGAGACCGAGGTCAGCTGACTACGTTGCCCGCAGACGTTGCTGGATGGGTAGATGAGAGGGAATTTGGGGACGTCACGACTTCTGACGCCGCAAATGTAAAGTCCAAGCTCCTCGCAAGGATTCGTTTTGTTTATGAGAGGCTCATGCAGTGAGCGAATTTGGCGTAATCCTTTCGGAGAGGATGGTTGAAATTGAGACTCATCTGCAGTTCATAACGGAGCTGGAGGCTTCTGCCGTTGGTCGTGGGACCGGCACCCACACGGCACCCGTAGACTCCGAGCCGATCAACATTCTCAAGAGTGGCTTCCTTGTCCACCTCTACAACGTTGTCGAGGCTGTGATGGCGAAGGTTCTGGAGGAGGTGGCAATAGCTGCGGCCGTCCACTCACCCAAGGAATGGTGCGACGGACTACTGCGCGAATGGGCGCTGGGACGCGTGAACCTGTCGCGAGACCTGTCGGTCCATGACGCCGAGACCCGTTTCGTCGGCTTGGTGCAAGAGGCAATCGACCGGGCCGCCCTGTCGAAGTTGAGCATCCGCCGCAAGACAGGGAACTGGTCGCACGAAGAAGTGGTCGAACTCGCGACCGCTTTGGCCTGCCCTCTCGCTATCAGTGACCCGGTCCGCATCGCCGCATGTGAAAACATGTTTGAGGACCATATGCCCCCGATGAAGTACCTTCGGCACAAGCGCAACCGGCTGGCGCACGGGAACGAGTCCTTCTTGGACGGTGCGCGTCACATCCCCAGTAGCCGCCTTGCCGAGTTGCGCGATCCTGTGATTGCCTATATGAAGGAAGTCGTCGCGTCTTTCGATCTATATATAGATGGAAGAAGCTTCCTTCAACAGACGGCGCCATGACGACTAATGTTAAGACAATAGCTGCGGTTGACCTTTTTTGCGGAGCGGGGGGGCTTACGCATGGTTTGGAGCGCGCAGGCATCAATGTGCGCCTCGGCGTCGATATTGACCCAGCATGTGAACATCCTTTCGCTGCCAACAATGCGGCCAAGTTTCTCAGGGCCGACGTCGACAGTCTTGACGCTGCCGAGGTCGCGAAGGCCATGGCTGGCGGAGAAGTGACGTTGATGGCCGGGTGTGCGCCGTGCCAGCCGTTTTCGACCTATTCGCGCTCCGCCGTACGGCAAGGGGACGGGACTCGCAAGGGCCGAGGTAAGCAGGACGACTGGCGACTTGTACGACGATTCGGGGAGTTGGTACACGCGGTGCAGCCGGACCTCGTCACCATGGAGAACGTCCCCCCCTTGGCTGACCAACCGGTCTTTCAAGAGTTCTTAGCTGCACTCGCCGGATACTACGTGGACTACAGGGTAATCAATGTGCGGCAAGTCGGTCTTCCACAGACAAGAAAGCGGCTCGTATTGATCGGATCGAAACTGGGACCAATATCATTGGAACCAGACGAATCAGGTCGTCAACCGACCACCGTCAGGCAGACGATCGGCTCACTTCGCCGAATTGCTGCGGGGGAAGCCGACCCCGACGACCCGCTTCACGTGGCTAGCAAGTTGAGCGCTACCAACATGAAGCGCATTCGGGCTTCGAAGCCGGGGGGCACTTGGCGCGACTGGCCGGAGCAGCTACGGGCTGCCTGTCACCGCAGGAGTACGGGCGCAACGTTTCCGGCCGTATATGGCCGCATGGTGTGGGATGAACCGAGTCCTACCATCACGACGCAGTGCTTCGGCTACGGAAACGGTCGCTTCGGGCATCCCGAACAGGACCGGGCGATAACGCTCCGGGAGGCGGCGATGCTCCAAGGCTTTCCCGTCGATTACTCATTTGTTCCTCTTGGGAAACGGCCGAGCTTCGCTAAGATCGGACGCCTGATAGGCAATGCGGTACCAGTCCCACTCGGCGAGTACATTGGCAAGCTGTTGCGGGCGCATGTAGAGGCTCTTCCGTCAAAGAGTTAGGATCCACATACCAGTCGCCAGCAGCTCTAAAATGCGTAATCTGCCTCACTAGAGATTTTCTTGGATGACCGATGGATTTCGACCATGACGAGCAGCAAGCAAGATTGATCGCACAGCACTGGGGTGTAAGTGTCGAGAGTTTAGAGCTTGCCTCTTGGAACCTTGAGGAAATAGAAGGTGATGATGGCGAGGTGTACGGCTATCTAGTCCGCTTCGCTGCGGATAGCGATCCAGAACTGCTAGAACAACTAGGAGTGAATTCTAAAGATCTCACCCGTGATGTCAGTGCATGGGCGTTCGATTCCCAAGAACCGGACGATGGGATTTATAGCTTGGACGCGCCATTTCCCGACATCTTCATTTCAGAAGATGATGAGCCAAGTATTCCGGAGCTTCAACGCGGGGAAAGCTATCTCACAACTGAAGACGGTCGCGTTCTTACAGATGAGAACGGAAATCCACTGATCGCGGTGACAGCTACAACAGCATTGGTGAATGATATAGCGGCGGCCAAGCATGAACTCCTCGTTTGTCTGGCACTTGTCGAGGATACGGTCCAACTGTATCGAGAAGCACTGCCGCCGAGGCATCACAACAATCCGCCGGGTCTTGTTGAGGACGATCCGTTATCCCCTGCTGACTTTGAAACTGTCCGCAAAGCAGTCGAGACACTGCGCGCAGAAGTCGGTGAAGATGATCCTGCGCCAGAGGTCATACAAGCGCAGGCATCGCAACTCAGGAAGCTGGCGCTCTCGATAACATCTTGGATAGGGAGAAAACTCGATCTCGGGGTCGACAGCTTGATCAAGTGGGGCGTCCCTGTGAGTGCTGCCGCGTGGGCTCACGCAAATCCTGATCGTATTTCTAGGGCATTGAATGCCGCCGCCGATGCGGCATCGAAACTGGCCCAATTGCTGGGTGCGAATTAAATGAATCTGGTCGCCATCTGAGACCACATTCCCGAAACGCTGGGTCGCCTTCCGTCTAGTCCGTGACATATAGCAGATTTTTCATTGCGATCCGTACAAATGGCGACTCTCCTAGGAATGCTGCGTCTGCTGGGCTGCAATGCCGTCAGTCTGCTTTCCGCCCATTTAGGCAATGAATCATCGGCTTTGCGTCATGTCACGGCTGGAATCGGATAATTCGACACCAGCAGTTCGGCCCGCGCCCCGGACTGGTCGTTGCCGGTGCGGCTGATGGTGTAGCTGGTAGTCACGCTGGTCAGATGGAAGCGGCCGAATATCTCGCGGGTCTCGGGCACGTCGTTGATCGAGAGGATGAACCGGCCTTTCAGCCTCGCCAGAACCTCCGCCATCCGGCCGAAATCCTCGCGGCTGAACAGCGCCTTGCCGTAATCGCCCTCGCAGCCCCAGTAGGGAGGGTCGAGGTAGAACAGCGTTCCCTCGCGGTCGTAGCGAGGGATGAAGTCGCCCCAGTCCAGGCATTCGATGATCACGCCGGACAGGCGGCTGTGCAGATCCTCCAGCATCGGCTCCAGCGTGGTCAGGTTGAACCGGCCCGGCCGGTCCGTCACGACCCCGAAGTTCCGGCCGGAAATCTTGCCGCCGAAGGCGGTGCGCTGCAGATACAGGAATCGCGCTGCGCGCTCGAGGTCGGTCAGCGTTTCGGGGTTGGTATCGACCAGCCGGTTGAACTCGGTCCGCGTGGTCAGCTGGAACCGCAGGGTGTCGAGGAACTGTGGGTAATGCCGCTGGAGGATGCGGAACAGGTTGGCGATGTCGCGGCCCTTGTCATTGATCACCTCGCAGCGCGGCCGGGTCGCGCGGCGCAGGAAGATCCCGCCCATGCCCACGAAGGGCTCGGCATAGGTGGTGCAGGCGGTGCGGTCGATGATCCCGCAGATCCGCTTGGCCAGATTGCGCTTGCCGCCCAGCCAGGGGGCGGCGGGAGAGACGGGTTCAACGTGAGTTAAAGGGCTGTTCATCGTCATGTTCCTTGGGTGCACCATCCAGAACATAAGGTGAACATTCTTGAAGATCAGATATTGACTTGTCGCGCTTTGGCTGAGCCTCCAGTAACAATAGGGAGGCGATGCAGTTGTGCATCATTCCTTTGAGTGGTGGATCAGCGAGGCCAGTATCGTAAGGGATATCGATTCCAGACTTCGGCTTCCTCGATCGCCATGTCTACCGGAATGCGGGTTTTCTCAGCCAGCGGCCGCGCAAGGAAGCACCCTTTCAGAGCTTCTGAGGCGCCGATAAGCTGCGCTTTCGCCACGTCACGATTCAGCATGTCCCGATAGGAGGCGCGCTTACGCCAGTTCGACAGGCCAGGGTAGAATGCGTGGGAGGCCCTTAGGATCACGTTGTTCACTGCGGCCTCATCAAATTGCGCGGCCTGACAGTGTTCTGCAGTGGCCAAGAACACGATCCATATCCGAAATGTGTGCTCGAACAGCATTCGAAACTCAGCACGAAAATCAGTCTCTACATGCTGCCCTTCTTGCAATCCTATCGTCTCATATGCGCATGAACGAAAGCTTGCGAGCGCGGAAGCTGTGGTATCCAGCCTGATCAAACCGTCGATTTCAAATCCGTCCTTCGCCATGGCGTCCAGCACCTTGGCAACATTGTGCAGCTCCTTGAATTCAAAAGACCCCAACGTTTCTTTATGAACACCCGACGGTGAGACTTCGAGGAAGCGCGCATTCTGAAGCTTCAGGATCTGGCCACCAATCGTCACAGTTTTGAGCGCGAACGTGAAGCGGAATGTATCGCTAAGACGCTGATCATCAAAAAAGCGCCGATAAACTTCAGCGTTGGCAAGGATTACTGCTTCAATTTTCCACCGCTCCTCGTCACGTGACAGGTAGAAGCCAACGCGCTTGCCAGCATCGGTTCGTAGCTTCACCTTGCACGGCTGGTCGTCACGCTTTTCCAAAAGCTCATGCGTGACGATCACCTCCGCAGTTGCTGCGCTCGCCGAAAGCATGAGGGCCAGCGCTGCAAGCGGGCCACTCAAATAGATTGCCCAGCGCCGCCGCGTATCTGCACCGCGTCTGCCTGCCATGCCTAGTCCTTGTTCGTGTGACCCCACCAGGCCACCTTGCCGATGATGGTGATGGCCTTGAGATCTGTGCCCTGCCGCAGCTCGGGCGGGTAATCGGTATTGTCTGAAATCAGCAGCATCTGATCGGGGGAGGGGCGTTCGATCCGCTTCACGCGGGCCTCGCCGTTATCGATCAGGGCATAGATGGGGGAGCGGCGCTGGTCGCGTTGGTCCCGGTCACGCACCGGCGGCTCATTGGTGCGGGTGTCGATCAGGATCATGTCGCCGTGCCAGAGGCTGGGTTGCATGCTGTCACCCTGAACGCGGGCGAGCCGGGCGGTTGAGGCGGACACACCGATACGTTGTAGCCATTCGCGGCGAAACGCGAGAGTTTCCACGACTGTCTCTGATCCATTGAAAACGCCAGCCCCCGCCGCAAGCATAGCGTCGTGCAGGGGGACGTGGGCGTAGTCGGCGCCGTCCAGTGTGAGAGTCTCGATCGGCCCCGTATCTCTGGGTGGCCCAAAGTAGAACTCGAGCCCCAGCAGATCAAAGAGAGCTTCAAGTTTGTCGATACTCGGCAGCCCTCCGGCGCGGATGTCACGAATGAGGCCATCGTGGCCAACAATCTGCAGGGACGCCTGCCGAGCGGAAATGCCCTTGTCTTCAAGGGCAGCTTCGACAAGCGCCCTCACTCGCTCATTCGTTTCCTTTGATCTGACGGACTTATCTCGCATCCCGGCAAGTAAACACACGCGGCAAGATAAATAAATCTGATTCGGCGAGGTAAGACGGAAGTATCTTGACTGTATAAGAGCTTTTCGTCTTAATCGGGGCATGACAAACGCACCGTACCAACACCTCATCACTCTTGCTGATGCCTACGCACGTCACCTGAACCTCAGTCATTGGCGTATTGCCTACTTGGTTCGGGGTGACGGGCAGTTCTTCAAGCGTCTAACAGAGGGCAAAGGTTGCACTCTCAAGACTGCGGTGAACGTCTGCCAATGGTTTTCTGACCACTGGCCGACCGACCTTGAATGGCCGACGGGGATTGAGCGCCCTAGGCCGAACCGGAGGGTCGCCTGATGGTTCGCCCCGAAATTCAAGCTGAAATTGCGGCTGTGAAGGTCGCGTTTGTGAACCTGCGGGCCGCAATATTAACGCTCCCCCAAGTTGATACGACGCGCAAATTGCGCATGACCAATGCTGTCGCCAACGCTGAAGGCCTGCGCCGCCTAGACAGGCTGTACACCTGCTATTCGGGCTGCGCCCTGAACAAAAGGAATGCTCCGGTCTACTCGGGTCCCCTCTATGAGTGGAGGTCATCCAGAGGCGCGGTGACTTCAAGTGTCATCGCGTGCCTGATCCGTCTTCGCCGCTCCGAGGTGGTCGGCGCACATTCCACTACCCACTTCTTGGCGCTGAACTACTTTGCGTCGATCTGGCCGGATCCTCTGCCTTGGCCCTCGGACATTCCACGCCCCACCGAAGCCAATCAGAGAGATGCCGCGTGATGGAACACTTCATCGACATCGTTTCATCTCCCTATTTCCAGAGCATGTCTGCCGCCGATCAGGAGGGCTGCCTGCGTCTGCTTTTGTTCAGGCTCTGCGGGTCGTCCGAGCTGGTGCAAAAGATCATCCCCGAGGGGGTGGCACTCGCCCTCAAGGGCGAGGCCCGGTTCGCGGAAGAGTCGGGGCTTACCCCCGAAGAGCATGCCGCGCGACTGCGGCTAATCCCAGGGCATAACCTTGCAGTCTATCGGGAATGCCTCTCAGCTTGTGGGGGCCAACGGGAATGACCGTGTATTCGACCATTGCCACGTCGATCACCGCACGCAGAGCTATCCGGCTTTCTGATGAGAGAAACCGCGCGGGGTCCAGCGATCCGGTCTCGGCCATTCGGGCGATTGTGTCATCGACATCGTTTTCTTCCTTCTCTCCAATCCAGTCACCCGATGTTTCCAGAGGATTGGTGGTCGCATCGCGCAGGGCCTCCAGTGCGGAGAGCACTGCCGTCAGGTCTGCGTTCCCTGTGCTGCATCGTTTGAGTGGAAGGCCCAGTTCGCGTCTGCAAATGCAGTCGATTGCTTCTGAGGCTGAGAGCCGCCGTGTGCGTTTCATTCGGATCGTCCTTGATCTGTCCTTGAGGTCTTGGATGAAGGTGCCGGCGAGTGCTGGTTACACTCGTCGGCACCGCCAGAATTTGATGTGCCGCCTGTCCGACAGCGCAGGCACCCTTGGGTTTCGCCGGGGTCGGTTGGCCCCTGCCGCGGCGAAGGCCGCCCCGATCCGGCTGGTAAGGCAGTCCGGCAGGATCGGGGTGTGCCGCGCTGAAAATCCGTTCGTGTTCCGGGAGGGGTGGCGATGAATGCGGCCACCGGAGTTCGGGTCGTCATGCGAACAGTCCTTGTGTTGTTGGTGAGCACAGGGGCTCAGGTGGCGGGGGGTTTGGGATGGACCCCTCGTCACCGTCAGCATGCGGAACCCGACACCAAGAAACATCCACAACGGTTTGCGGATATCGAGCCTGATCTGCCGCGCCTGTCGCTCTGGCGGCGCCTGCGCGCGCTGGACGAGCGCATCAACGATTGCTGGATCGGTGACCTGCTCGGCATCGCCTCGCTGGTGGCGCTGGTGGTCTGCACGCCGGTCCTGCTGCCCATGTTCATCATCATTTTCGGAGGAACCCCGTGAAGGATCACATCGAACCCCTGTCGAAATGTGCCTTGCTGGAGGCGATCCGCGACGAGGCCGCGAATATGGCGCGGGCCGAACTCGCGGGTGAGACGGGCGACGCGCAGGATGCGGCGCTGGTCTATGACGAGGCTGCTGCCCGCCTGCTGGTTCATGTCGCGGCGGCCGAGGAATGCGGGCTGATGGACGAGCTGGCCGGTTTCCTGACCGCCAGCTACGGGGGCTGAGGCCATGCTTGGCACCTTCAGCGCCCCCGAACAGCGGTTCCACGTCGAGCGGATCGGCGGCCGGTTCCGGGTGATCAGCCCCGAAGGCAAGCTTGTCGGGCCGCCGTTCGAAAGCCGCCGGGCCGCCGTGGAGGCCGCCCAGGCGATGCAGGCCGAGGCCGACCGACATGCCAAACGCGGGCCGCGCCCCTGCATGTGCTGCGGGCGAAACTTCGACAGCGAAGGCATCCACAACCGGCTGTGCGCGCATTGCCGCAGCCGGGGCGATGCCGCCTCGCTGAGCATTCCGACCAATTCGATAGCGAAGATCCGTCGCGCGGCGTCGTGACGGCGAAGACCAAGGGGCCAAACCGTGAAACCACCGACCTTGATGCAGCAGAACCGGGTGCGGATCGCCGATATCGTGATCGGTTCCCGCCTGCGCCCGGTCAGCGCAGCGGGCGTTGACAGCCTGATCGCCTCGATCAGCGAGACCGGGGTGATGAAGGACGCCATTCATCTGCGCAAGAAGAAGGATGGCAGCCTGCACCTGCTGGCAGGCGCCCATCGCACCGAAGCCGCCCGGCGTCTGGGCTGGGACGAGATCGAGGCGAAGATCTGGACGGACGTGACCGACGACTGGGCGCGGCTGATCGAGATTGACGACAACCTTGCCGGTGCCGAAATGAACGCCCTTGATACGGCGGTGTTTCTGGCCACCCGCAAGGCGGTCTACGAGCGGCTGCACCCGGAAACCAGGCAGGGTGTGGCCGGTGGTTTGGCGCGTCAGGGTTTAGCAAGCGAACTTAGTTCGTTTGCTGCCGCGACCGCCGAAAAGTTCAACATGACCATGCGTCAGGTGCAGAAGATCGTCGCCGCCGGTTCCCGACTTGGCCCCGACGAAGTGGCCAGTCTGCGCGCGGCCCCGCGTCAGGTCAGCCTGAAAGACCTGACCGAGATCGCGAAGATCAGCCAGCCGACGGATCGCTATGATGTGGTGCGCCTGCTGTCCGAAGGGGCCGCGAAATCGGCAGCCGAGGCCATGCGCAGCCTCAGATCCGGTCTTCAGCCCATCGTAAAAGACCCCGTTGACGAAGAATTCAAGGCGCTTCTGAACGCCTGGTCGCGCGCACGGCTCGCGGCGCGGCGCCGGTTTGTCGAGGATGTCTTTGCCGACCTTTCGCCCCTGATGACCGCGCAGACCAGCCCCGGCGACGGGGGCGAGGCGGCGGAGATCGTGCCGTTCCGGGCGCGCGGTCGGGAGGGGCAGGCATGACGCTGACCCCGAAACAGGAATGGTGGACCACAACGGAACTGGCGGCCAGCGGCCTGCCGGATGTTCCGGACACGCGGCAGGGTGTCGATGCCATGGCCGAGCGCCAGCACTGGCGCGCGCATCCGCATCACGCCCGCCGTCGCTCAGGTCGTGGCGGGGGCTGGGAATATTGCTGGCGGTTGCTGCCCGCGCGGGCGCAACGGCGCCTGCTGGCCGAGGTTGCGCCAGAGGGCAGGGCAGGGGCCGAGCGCCCGGAGCGCGATACCGCATGGGCATGGTTCGAACGGCTGCCCGAGGCGGTGCAGGGCAAGGCGCGTGCGAAACTTCTGGTGATCCAGGCGGTCGAGGCGCTGGAGCCGGTGCTTGGCCGGGATCAGGCGATCCGGCAGGTCGCGGCGGCCGAAGGCAAGGGCGTGCGCACGATCTGGGGCTGGCTCTCGCTGGTCGAAGGCGTGCGGCCCGATGACCGTCTGCCCTATCTCGCGGATCGGCACCGCGTCGAAACCTCCCCCCGGGGGGCAAGATCGGAGGTTGCGCCGGATTTCTTCGAACTGATCAAGAGCGATTTCCTGCGGTCCTCGGGGCCGAGCTTTTCAAGCTGCTACCGGCGCCAGCTGCGGGTGGCGAAGAAGCGGGGCTTCGAGGTGCTGCCGGAATGGCGGATGCGTCGTCATCTGAATGCGACGATCAGCAGGGTGACCCAGACGCTGTGCCGCGAGGGGCTGGATGCCGTGAAACGGATGTATCCGACGCAGGTCAGGGACAAGACCTGCCTGCAGGCGCTGGAGGCGGTGAACGGCGATTATCACAAGTTCGACGTCTTCGTGCGCTGGCCGGTCGAGCGCGGGCAGAGCGATCCGCCCTATGTCGGGCGGCCGCAGATGGTGGCGTTTCAGGACATCTATTCCGGCCGCATCCTCTCGTGGCGGGTGGATCAGACCGCCAACAGCAATACGGTGCTGCTGGCAGCGGGGGAGATGATCGAGGACTGGGGCATCCCCGAACATGTGCTTCTGGACAACGGCCGCGAATTTGCCGCCAAGGCGATCAGCGGCGGCACCCCGAACCGCTATCGCTTCAGCATGACGGATGAGGATGTCCCCGGGCTCTTCACCGCGCTTGGCTGCCAGATCCACTGGGCCACTCCTTATAGTGGGCAGTCAAAGCCGATCGAGCGGGCGTTCCGCGACATGTGCGACAATATCGCCAAGGATCCCCGCTTTGATGGTGCCTGGACGGGCAACCGCCCCGATGCAAAGCCCGAGGATTACGGCAGCCGCGCGATTGATCTGGAGGAGTTCCTGCGGGTTCTGGCCGAAGGCATCGAAGAGCATAACACCCGGGTCGGGCGGCGTTCCGAAGTAGCCTATGGCCGGTCCTTCGTCGATGTTTTCGACGAGAGCTATGCCCAGGCGCCGATCCGACGCGCGACGGAGGCGCAGCGGCGGCTCTGGCTGATGGGGGCAAAGGGCATCCGGGCCAACAGCCGCAATGGCCAGCTGAGCTTCATGGGCAACAAATACTGGGCCGACTGGATGCCGGAGATCGCGGGGCAGGCGGTGGTGATCCGCTTCGATTCCGCCGATCTCTGGTCGGGCCTGCACGTCTATACCCATGACAATATCTATCTGGGTCATGCGCCGACCTTTGATCGCGCCGGTTTTTTCGACACCGAGGAAGCCAAGCTGTTGGCCCGTGCGAAGCGCGACTGGCTGAAGGCAGAGCGGGAGGCCGCGAAGGCGCACCGCCGGTTTACCGCGCGGGAACTGGGCCGGATGCTGGACGAGGTCAGCCCCGTCGAACCGCCGAAGCCGGAGGCAAAGGTGGTGCGGCTCGCCCCGGTCAAGGCAACCCGGCGCGGGCGGCCTGTGGATGCGCCTGCCGCCGAAACCACCCCGGCCTCGGTGACAACCCTGCCGCTGCGGCCCGTCCCCGAGGCGGCCGAGACGGCCCGCGAACGGTTCCGCCGCGCGCTGGAGCTGGAGCGCGCGGCCGAAACCGGCGCCACGCTGACCAGTGATCAGCGCCGCTGGCTCGCCGGATATCAGACCACATCGGAATACCGCACCGAACGTCGTCTTCACGACAATCACGGCGACGAAATCTTCGGTTGAGAGGAGAACATGAGTAGCAACAGCATCAACATGGACACCAGCGTCGCCCCGCTGCGCAATGTTTCGGCCCTGCTGGGGCTGGTGGACCGCGTGCTTACGCGTGACGATGGCCTGCCCGGCATGGCGACCTTCTATGGCCCGAGCGGCTGGGGCAAAAGCTCGGCCGCGATCTATACCCAGAATGAATTCGGCGCCCTGCATGTCGAGGTCCAGCCGCTCTGGCGGTCCAAGCAACTCCTGACCGGGGTGGCAAACCAGCTGGGCCTCATGCTGCGCAAGAGTGCGAGTGCCGCCGATATCTACGAACATGTCGCCGAGGGCCTGACCCGGACCCAGCGGCCGCTGCTGATCGACGAGGCCGACCGGCTGATCCGCGATGACATGGTAGAGGTAGTGCGCGGGCTCTACGAGGCTTCGAATGTGCCGATCATCCTGATCGGCGAAGAGGATCTGCCGACCAAGCTGCAACGGTGGGAGCGGGTTCACGGCCGGATGCTGACATGGGTGGCGGCCGAACCGGCCGAGCTGGCCGATGTCATGCAGCTGGCCCGGATCTATGCGCGGGGGATCGAGGTCGAGGAGCCGCTGGCGGTGGCGGTGCTGGCCGGATCCAAGCGGTCCCTGCGCCGCGTCAGCTCCAACCTTTCCGAAATCAAGCAGCTGGCGCTGACCAAGGGCCTGCAGCGGGTTGGCCTGAAGGAATGGGGAAACCGTCCCTTCCATAACGGGGATGCGCCGGTGCCCCGCCAGATCGAGGCGATGGAGCGGGCGCGGCAACAGCAGGCGGCCCTGCGGGCAATCAGGGGGTAATCATGGCGGTCAGGGTTCTCAAGATTGCTACGGCGAAACAGCTTCCGAAGATCGAAGCCCAGGCATGGCAGGTGGCGCGGCGGCTGGAAATCTTCGGCTATTCGGAGATCGCCTCCGAAATGTCCGTCTCGCACAAGGTGGCGACGGATCTGGTCTCCCGCTGGCAGGCGGAGGGGCGGGTGCAGCATCGTCAGGGCGGGCAGGGGCATAGCCGCAAGCTCTTCGAGGTTGCGCCGGAACACCGCGAACCGCAGGATCGGACGTCGCAGGTCTGTGCCCAGCTCTGGACCGGGGCGCGGGGGCTGAAGAAATTCTCGCCCACCGATCTGGCTGCCCATTGCCGGGCGGATCTGCGGGTCGATGACAGGGAAGCCAGCAGCTATTGTCAGGCCCTGTTGCGCGCGGGCTATCTGGTCGTGCTGCGCACCGCCATTCCGGGCCAGCGTGAGGCGACCTATCAGCTGGTGCGCAACAGCGGGCCGCGCGCACCGCGCGAAAAGCGGGTGGCGGCGGTCTGGGATCCCAACGATGCGGCCTATGCCTATGTCGCGGGGATTGGCCAGATGGGGGGTGAGCAATGAGCGGCCCCCTGCAAGCCGCCCGGGATGCCTGGGGTGACGCGCTTCCCGACTGGGTCGAGGTGCTGGCCGTGGCCTGCGCCAGATCCAGCCAGGCAAAGGTGGCACGCGCCCTCGGGCGCAGCGCGACCGTGGTCAGCCAGGTTCTGAACCGGAAATACCCGGCCGAATATGATGCGATCGAGGAACGGGTGCGCGGCGTGTTCCAGCATCAGACCATTCTTTGCCCGTCGCTCGGCGATATGGGGCTGCAGGTCTGTCAGGACTGGCGGCAGAAGGCCCGGTCTTTCGTGATCGGCAATCCGCTGCGCGGCCGCATGTATCGCGCCTGTCATCGCTGCCCCCGCTACCTCCGCACGCAAGGGGCGCCGGATGAGGAGGCCGAATGATCCGCTGACACCGATCCCCCTGTTCTTCAGCCGGTTCTCCGGCGCCGATCCCGAAAGGAACTGACATGACCGCCCATCACTCCGCGTTTCAGCCTGCGCCCATGCCCACTGGCCTCGTCCGGCATGGGGACCAAAGCTACATGCACAATGCCACTGGCGATCTGACCGCCGTCGAGAATATCCCCGCGCTGAAGAAGCTGCGGGACGAGATGGTGCGCCGCGAATTCGGCTATGCGATTGCCCTCTCCGAACAGATCACCCGGTTTCGCGCCCATACGATGGCCAATCTCGGGGCCTTCGATGCGCTGATGGCGCAGGAATATAATGTGACCGTCGGGGGCGAGAAGGGGAACCGGACCTATACGAGCTTTGACGGGCTCTGGAAGATCGAGGTGCGTGTGCAGGACCGGCTGGCCTTCGATGCCGGGATGCAGATTGCAAAGGCCCTGTTTGACGAATGTCTGCGGGAATGGGCCGAGGGCACCCGGGCCGAAATGCGCTCGATCGTCACCAATGCCTTCGACACCGACAAGGAAGGTCAGATCAACCGCACCAATATCTTTATCCTGCTGGGCACCGAAAGCGATGACAGCCGCTGGCAGGAAGGGCAGCGCGCCATCCGCGAGGCCATGTATGTGATCGGCTCGAAGGAATATCTCCGGTTCTCGTTCCGCGATTCCTGCCGGGATCGCTGGAAGGCGCTGACCATCGATCTGGCGAGCGCCTGACATGGCCGGAAACCTGACCCTCCAGCGGATGATCCACGCCGGTTGCAGGCAACTGCGACTGGATGAGGATGCGCGGCATGATCTGCAACTGCTCGTGACCGGGAAATCCAGCATGTCGGCGATGACCGATGCGGATCTGCGGAAGGTGATCGAGGCCCTGAAACAGCGCGGCTTCAGGGCAGGCTTCCGGAAGGCGGCAAAAGGGCGGCGTGCCGCAGCCCCGCGCGCCGATCTCCGCTATGTCCATGTGCTCTGGAAGTTGCTCGGGGATGCCGGGGCGCTGGAAAGCCCCGGCCGGGACGGGCTGAACGCCTTTGTGCGGCGGCGGTTCGGCGAAAAATGGCAATCGGTGCCGATCGACATCGATGCCCTGCGCGACCAGCGCCAGATCAATGATGTGATCCAGGCGCTGAGGGACTGGTGCAAGCGGAAGGGGCTCCGGCTGCAATGAACCTGCGTGTCTCCGACCATGCGGTCCTGCGCTATCTTGAACGTGCAGGCGGGTTCCGGATCGAGGAGCTTCGCGCGGCCATCGCCGGTCGGCTGGCAGAAGCCGTTGAGGCCGGTGAGCGGCAGATCCTCATGGATGGCGTCATCTTCGTGGTGCGGGGCAGTCTCTGCGAGGAAGGGGGTCTGAACGTGACCACCGTTCTCCTCGCCCCGGAGCAATGCCAACGCCGCCCGCGCCGGAGACGCCGGGAGGCCGAACCATGACAGGGGATGCGGAATGGGAGGACGGGTTCCGCGCGCCCCGTGCCCCGGCGCATGTGCAGCCCTATGTCGATGTGCTGGGCGAAAAGGGGGCGATGGCCTTCCTGCTCGAGTTTGGCGGGGCGGAGGTCTATCTGCCCGCCAGCCCGAGAAGCCGTTCGCTGATCGTGCAGCGGCTCGGTCAGGACCGGACGCTGGCGCTTGCCCAGGCGCTGAGCCGGATGATGAGTTCGGGCCAGAAGCTGCGGGTGCCGACCGCGAAGCCATGGCTTGCGGTCTGCATGCGGCACGAGGGCATGACCACGGCGGATATCGCCCGCCGCCTGCATGTGACCGATGCCACCGTCCGGGGCTGGTTCCGGCGCAAGGGGCGGCGGCGCCCCCCGCCGAAATTCGATCCCCGGCAACTCAAGCTGTTCTGATCCGCAAACCGTTGCGGATGTTTTTTAAGGCCTTTCACCCGCCATTCTGCCCCTGATAACGGGGCGCTGATGCCCCTCGACGAGGGCATCCATGAAGCTGAAGAACCACCGGATTGACGGGATCGACTACCGCGCGGCCAAGCTGATCGGCGGCATCATCACCCCGGAAATCATCATCCTTCACGACACGGCCGGGCGGCTCGAGAAGTTCAACAGCCGCGATTATCTGGCCAGTTCCCCGGCGGTCAGCGTGCAGTTCGTGGTGGAACGCGATGGCACCGTCAGTCAGCTGGTGCCCACCAACCGCCGCGCCGCCCATGCCGGGCAATCCTCCTATCACGGCCGCAGCGGCTGCAATGATTTCGCCATCGGCATCGAGATCGTGAACCCCGGCCGGATGCAGCGCGGCGCGGGTGGCGCGGTGCTGGCCTGGTGGGGGCAGGATTTCGGGCCGGGTGGCCAGATCGGCGGCTATACCCTTGCGGATGTCGAAACGCCCGAACACGGCAAGGGCACCTGGATGGCCTATACGCCCGAGCAGATCGCGGCGGTCGAGGAGCTGGCGCAGGCGCTTTTTGCAGGCATCCCGACCCTGCGCGACATCACCACCCACTGGTATGTCAGCCCCGGCCGCAAGGTCGATACCAACCCGCTCTTTCCGCTGGAGGCGATCCGCGCCCGGGTTCTGGGGCGCGATGACCCTGCCGAAGCATCGGCGGAAGCGGGCAGCGATGTGGTTGGCGGAGACGAATACGTCCAGATCGAGACCCCCGGCACCACGCTGAACCTCAGGCGCTGGCCGAGCTTCAACCCCAACATCCTCGCCGCGATCCCCGATCAGGCCATCGTCCCCGTGAACCGCGAAGGGCTGTTTGGCGGTCGGCGCTGGCTGAACGTCACCTTCGGCGGCCTGACCGGCTGGATCGTCGCCACCTATGCCGCCCCTGTCCGTTTCGGGACCGGCGGTCACTCCCCCCGTATCGCCTGAGGAGGCCCCATGTTCCGCCTGTCGAACAATACCGAATTGCCCGAAACCTCTGCCCTCGGTGTGAAGTCGTTCTGGCTTCTGCTGGTCACGGTGCTGGTCACCGCCTGCAATGCCATCGGCTTTGCCCTGCTGCCCAGCCTCTGCGAGGTCGGCCTCGGCTGCACGGCCGAAGAGGTGGCGGCGCGCGGCGAGCATGCCGTGTCGCTGATCCAGCAGCTGGTGCCGATCCTCACCGCGATCTGGCTCTGGTTCGAACGCCGCGCCCCGAAGTTCCGGCTGGTGTTCTGGCGCAGGCCTGCCGCCGGCGGGGCAGGGGAGAACGCCTGAGATGAATGCCGAAATGCTGAACATCTCGCCCGCCGTGGTCTGGGTGATCGCGCTGAGCCAGCTTCTGACCTTCGGGCTGACGGTCTGGAACATGATTTCCAGCGGCAGCCGGGCCAATGCGAAGCGGCTCGATGAACATGCCGGAATGCTGGCCCGTCACAGCGAACGGCTTCAGAGCATGGAGCAGGCCGTCCGCGACATGCCCTCGCGCGATGATTTCCACAAGCTTGACCGGGAAATGGTCGGGCTGCGCGGCACCATGGCGGTGCTGACCGAACGGCTGGAGCCGCTGAAGGCAATCACCGAACGCATGCAGGAACTGCTTCTGGAGCGTGGCAAATGAAGGACATGGCGCAGCTGATGCGGGAGCAGTCCCGCCTGATTGTTCTGAAGACGCTGGCCCAGCAGACTGACGAGACGCTGAACAGCGATCTTATCCTGCCGGAACTGACGCGGTTCGGCATTCGCCGCGACCGTGCCTGGCTGCATCAGGAAATGCGCTGGCTGCAGACCATGGGGGCGCTGACGCTGATCGAGGCGGGGTCGGTTCTCGTTGCCACGCTGACCGAAACCGGCCGCCAGCATCTTGATCGCGTGATCGCCATTGAAGGTATCCAGCGCCCGTCGCGGCCGGGCGGCTGACATGGCAGAGCAACCCAAAGGGCGGGGGCGGCTTTCCTCGATCGAGCTGATGCCCTCGGAATGCGACGCCATTATCGCCTGGGCGGCACAGGAGCTGTCAAAACGCGACCGGACGCAGGTCGATATCTATGCCGAATTCGTCGCCGAATGCGAAAAGCTGATGGCGGACAGCCGGGGCGAGCTCGAATTCAGGATCCCGGCCTTCAGCAGCTTCAACCGCTACGCCTTCAGGATGGCGCGGCTGACGCGGCGTCTGGATCAGACGCGTGCTATCGTCTCGACGCTGGCCGAGAAATTCGACCCGTCGGATGCCGACAATCTGACGGTGATGGCCGCCGAAACTGTCAAGGCGCTGGTCCTCAACATGCTGGCGGAGGCCGATGAGGATTCGATCGATCCGAAGGGGGTGATGCAGCTCGCGGCCGCCCTGCGCCATGCCATGGCGGCCCAGAGCGTCAGTTCCGACCGGCGCCAAAAGGTTGAGGCTGCCTTTGCCGCCAAGGTCGAGACGGCCGTTTCCACCGTGGCGCGGGTCAAGGGCCTGACCGCCGAAACCGCCGAAGCGATCAAGGCGCAGATCCTCGGGGTCTCCGGATGACCGCACCGATCTCCCGTGAGGAATGGGCGGAGCTTCGGCGTGCGGCGACGGAAGGGATGTCGGGGCTGATCGACGAGGTGGGCCTGCCGAAGGTGCTGCTGCCCTATCAGGCGCGGGCGGTCAGCCTGCTGGACAATACCGCGCTCTGCCGGGTGCTGTTTGTCGAGAAGTCCCGCCGGGTGGGCCTGACCTGGGGGCTTGCGGCCTATGCGGTGCTGCGGGCCGGGCGGGAACGTCCGGCGGGCGGGATGGATGTGATGTACATCTCCTATTCGCAGGAGATGACGCGGGAGTTCATCGACGCCTGCGCCATGTGGGCGCGGGCCTTCGCCACGGCGGCGGTGGCCTCGGACGAACTCTTGTTCGAGGATACCAACCCGGCCGACCCGAGCGATACCAAACACATCAAGGCCTTCCGCATCCAGTTCGCCAGCGGCTTCGAGGTGCTGGCGCTGTCCTCGGCCCCGCGCGGGCTGCGCGGCAAGCAGGGGGTGGTGATCATTGACGAGGCGGCCTTCGTCGACAATCTGGCCGAGCTTCTGAAGGCGGCGCTGGCCTTCCTGATGTGGGGCGGTCAGGTGGTGGTCTGCTCGACCCATAACGGGGTCGACAATGCCTTCAACAGCACCGTCCAGGACATTCTGGCCGGGCGCAAACCCTATCGCCACCTGCATATCGACTTCGACGAGGCGCTGCGCGACGGGCTCTATCAGCGGATCTGCCTGCGCACCGGCGATGCCTGGACGCCTGCGGCCGAGGCGGGCTGGCGGCAGGAGATCATCGACTTCTATGGCGAGGGCGCGGATGAGGAACTGTTCTGCATCCCGGCGCTCGGCTCCGGGGCCTGGCTGCCCGCGCCGCTGATCGAGGCGCGGATGACCGCGCCCGGCAGGGTGCTGCGGCTGGAGCTTCCGGCGGATTACCTGCACCGCCCGGCGCTGGATCAGGCGGCGCTGATGGCGCCTTTTCTGGAGGAGCTGGGCGAGGTGCTGGCCGGGATCGACCTCGGGCCGCTCTATGCCTTCGGCTTCGACTTCGGCCGGGTGGCCGACCTGTCCACGGTCAGTTTGCTGGCCATTGAAGCCGGTCTCAAACGCCGCGAGGCGCTGGCGCTGGAAATGCGCAACGTGCCCGGCGACGAACAGAAGCGTGTCGTCGGCATGATCCTCGACCATGTCAGATCACGGCTGGTCGGCGCGGCCTTCGATGCCACCGGCATGGGCTGGACCGTGGCCGAGGATATGGGGCGCAGGTTCGGGCTGAAGGAAGACCCCGAAGGCCCCGGCCTCGTCTGGGCGATCAGGTTCAGCGAGGAATGGTACCGGCTGCAGATGCCGCCGCTGAAGGCGGCCTTCGAGGATGATCACATCGCGCTGATCGCCGACAGCGAGCATGTCTCCGACCTGCGCATGGTGAAGCTGATCCGGGGCATCCCCCGCGTGCCCCCCGTCCGCGAAGGCGAGAAGGGCAGGAAGCGCCACGGCGATTATGCCATCGCGCTGGCGCTGGCGTATTTTGCCAGCCGGATGCGCTGGGTCGAATACGGCTATGTGCCGGTGCCGGTCCATGACCAGAGGGTCGGTCATAACGGCGGCCCCGCAATGTTCGGGAGCGAAGCGGAGGGCTGGTGGCGCGGGCCGCTCGGCGCCCGGCTTCGCGGGAGTATCTGACCATGGCCCGCAATCTGATCCTGACCGACCGCTGGGGCTATGAGGTGGATCGCGCCAGCCTGACCCGCGATGTCGGGGCGCCCAGCCTTTCGGGCGCGCGCTCGCCGCTGACCTCCTATCCGGGTGACGGGCTGAACCCGCTGCGGCTGGCGCAGATCCTGCGCGCGGCGGATCATGGCGATCCGGTGCGCTATATGGAACTGGCCGAGGTGATCGAGGAACGCGACCCGCATTATCTGGGTGTGATCGGCACCCGGAAGCGGTCGGTCTCGCAGCTCGACATCACGGTCGAGGCGGCCTCGGACGATGCCCATGACGGGAAGCTGGCGGATATGGTCCGCGACTGGGTCAAGCGCGACGAGCTGCAGCAGGAGCTGTTCCATATCCTCGACTGCCTGTCGAAGGGCTATTCCGCCACGGCGATCATCTGGGATCATTCCGAGGGGCAGTATCTGCCGAAGGAGCTGGCCTGGCGCGATCCCCGGATCATCCGGTTTGCCCGTCACGATCTGGCCCGGCCGCTGATGCTGGATGACAGCGGGCGCGAGGTGCCGCTGCCTGCCTTCCGCTTCGTCTTTGCCGATATCCCGGCCAAATCCGGCATCCTGCTGCGCGCCGGTCTGGCGCGGGTTGCGATGTGGGGCTGGATGTTCAAGGCCTTCACCGGGCGGGACTGGGCGATCTTCACCCAGACCTATGGCCAGCCGCTGCGGGTGGGCAAATGGCAGCCGGGGGCCAGCGAGCAGGACAAGGCCACGCTGTTCCGGGCGGTGGCCAATATCGCCGGGGATTGCGCGGCGCTGATCCCCGACACGATGTCGATCGACTTCATCGAGTCGAAATCCATCGGCCAGTCGGGCGATCTTTACGAGAAGCGGGTCAATCACCTCGACCAGCAGATCTCGAAGGCGGTGCTGGGGCAGACCGCGACCACCGATGCCATCGCCGGGGGCCATGCGGTCGGGCGCGAGCACCGGCTGGTGCAGGAGGATATCGAGGGCGCCGATGCCAGCGCGCTTTCGGCGATCATCAACCGCGATGTGATCCGGCCGTGGATCCAGCTCGAGTTCGGGCCGCAGAAACGGTATCCAAGGATCCGGATCGGCCGCCCGAAGACCGAGGATCTGAGCGCGCTGGCCACGGCGGTCGACAAGATGGTCCGTCTGGGGATGGAGATCGAGGAGGGTGAGATCCGCGCCCGCTTCGGCTTCTCGGAACCCAAGCCCGGCGCCCGGCTTCTGAGGGTGGCAGCGCCGGTTTCCACCGCTGATCTGGCCGGATCGGCACCCTTGGGGGAGGGAGAGGACCGGGCTTCAAAATCTAAACGGGTTTCCGGCGAAATTAAACGGGGTCAGGGCCTGCCGGGCACGGAGACCGCCCTGCAGGCCCGAGGCCCCTCAGCGGCGATTTCTGGCGGTCTCGGCGCAGCGGGCGATCCGGCCGCCGATCTGGCTGATCAACTGGCCCGCGCCGCCCCGCCGGTGATCGACGGGATGATCGGCCAGATCGAGCTGATGATGAATGCCGCCGGCAGCCTCGGGGAGTTCCGGCAGATGCTGCTCGCGGGCTTCCCCGGCCTTGATGCGCAGGCCATGGCGGAGCTGATGGCGGAGGCCTTCCTGACCGCCGATCTGGCCGGGCGTCTGGATGCGGACGGGCGTGGCGATGGCTGAGGTCGGCTTCGGCTTCCACCAGCTCTTTGCCGAACAGCAGGCGGCCTTCCGGCTGCGGCTGGGCAATCTGCTGCCCACCGGCGCCTGGGATGACCTGCGCCATAACCAGCATGATCGCGCCTTCGTGGTTGCCGGGGCGCTGAAGGCGGATCTGCTGGCCGATCTGGCGGCGGCGGTCGACAAGGCGATCTCGCAGGGCACCGCGCTCGAGGTCTTCCGCAAGGATTTCCGCCAGATCGTGGCCCGGCATGGCTGGACCGGCTGGACCGGCGAAGGCAGTGCGAAGGGCGAGGCCTGGCGCACGCGGGTGATCTACCAGACCAACCTGCTGACCAGCTATGCGGCGGGGCGGCGGGCGCAGCTGCTGGCCGGAAACTACAAATACTGGGTCTATCGCCATTCCGGCGCTGAACATCCCCGGCTGCATCACCTGGCGCTGGACGGCATCGCGCTGCCGCCGAATCATCCGTTCTGGGCGAGGTTCTTCCCGCCGAACGGCTGGGGCTGCGGCTGCCGGGTGTTCGGCGCGCACACCGAAGCCGGGATCCGCCGGGTCGGCGGCGATCCGGGCAAGCAACTGCCACCGGACTGGGACCGGCCCGATCCGCGCACCGGCCTGCCGAAGGGGCTGCAGAAGGGCTGGGATTACGCGCCGGGCGCCAGCACCGCCGAGACCATCCTGACGCTGAAGGACAAGCTGCCGCGCCTCCCGGCGCCGATTGGCGCGCGGCTGTTCGAAAGCTGGCCTGCGGGCAAGACTGCGGATCTCGACCGCGCCTTCGGTGCCTTCGTCGATCAGGCGCTCGGGCAATTTGTCCAGGGCCGCCATATGGTGATCGGCGCGCTGAAGCCGGGCTGGGTCGATGCGGCGATCCGGCATGGCGTGACACCGGAGACCGCCGAGATCGTGGTGACCGATCTCAATGTGCAGCACACCTTCCGGGGCACGGATCATGTGACGGTGGCCTCGACCCGCGCGGTGCCGCGCCAGCCCAAGGCCGCGCCGCTGGATCTGGACTGGTACAAGGGCATGCCGGGGCGGCTCGGGAGGCCGCGCGCCGTGCTGCTGGATCATGTCTCCGGCGAGCCCGTGTTCTCGCTGATCTATGATGTTCCCGGTCGCACCGCGAAAATGGTGATCGAGATCAATACCTGGGTGAAGAAAGCAAAGGCTGCCTTCAACACCATGCAGACCGGCCGCATGGTTGAGCTAGTGGATCTTCGGGCCGATGTCACTCGGGGCGCGATCCTGGTGGAAGGAAGGCTCTGAGGTCGGGTTGGGGTCGAACCAACATCGATCTGCCGGGTTACGGCACACCCCCCTTACCGATCGGGCACACGACCTCAGAAAGGCAAATATAGTCATGTTCACGATTGAAATAAAGGATGCGGAGGTCGAGCAGGCGCTGACCGGGCTGCAGGCGCTGCTGTCTGATCTCAGTCAGGTGATGCGCCAGATCGGCGATGCGCTGGTGCAATCCACGCAGGACCGGATGCTGATCGGCCAGAGCCCGGACGGATCCCCCTTCGCCCCGCGCGCCGCCTCGACCCTGAAAGCCTATGAGAAGAAGGGCGGGAAACCCGGCCCCTATCCGCTCTGGCTGGAGGGAGACATGCGACGGGGCATCAACTTCCGGTCCGGCCCCGACTTCGTCTCGGTCGGATCGAATGCCCTGCAGGCGGCGGTCATGCAGTTCGGCGCGAAACAGGGCCAGTTCGGCGCCCGCATGGGCCGGACCAGGCAGAAAGACGGCGGTCCCGCCTCCCGCGACTATTTCCACCACCTGCCCTGGGGCGACATCCCGGCCCGGCCCTTCCTCGGCCTCTCCGACACCGACCGCACCAACATCCTCGATATCGTCCGCGAAGCCCTTGAGGCGCGGGCGGGAGGGTGAGTCGGCCCATTGCGGATGGTCGGTGCCAATCAGACATTGCTCGCGGGTGCTCCGAACTAAGTGCTGGTTCCTGCTGGAGCAAACTCACCAGTGATCATACTTCTTCACGTTGAAACCGTCCAAGAGATCACGTCGGAGTAAATATACAGCTTTCAAGCTCACGGACCACGGACATTCCAGAGCTCATATACTTGGATAAGGCGATTTTGAAAACATCAGGGCTGATACTGTTTTTGATACCGCAAAAGCTCTTTATCCGCTGCACTTCACCCTTAAGGTCTTGATTGACGACGCTGGTCACGAACTTGTCATAAGCCTGTTCATCAAAGTGTAAACCCTCACCGGTGCAGTAAGCTTGCAGAACTTCTTTGTCGAAGAGGTAATTTTCGATCTCCCAGCGTTCAAGAAGTCTATGATTCTTAGGATTGGTTCTTAAATAAACTCGGCGATCATGTTCGTTCGTTTCCTTTCCTGACGCCATGTCCCGATCCTTGAGCACCAATATCTCCACAGTGGGGAATACCTTCCCGAGGATTGCTATTGCAATCTCACTGCGCTGGTCGGGCTCGGTGTTCCCGCCGCTCGAAATGAAAAATGCCTCGGGGTGGGACTGCGCAAAGATGTTGTTGAAAACCTGCGCGTCCAATCCTCTTTCTCGGCCACCCGCGCCGGGTTCAGCCCTCCCCTCACAGTAGATGATGGTTGAAGGAGTGACCAGAAGCGCCAAGTCGTCTAACGCGACGGAAAACAGCTCACGCCAAGTGCCTGGACTGACTTTGACCGGAGTTAAAGTGCGCGCTTCCGATGCCAAATTATACTCGGAGCGGAAATGGATCACTTGGCATTTATCGGACATTTGGGTCTGCAACGCCCTGAGAAAGCCGATACTGTGGGTTGTCAGCCAAATCTGGCAGTTAGGTCCGACCAATCTATCGATTTCGACGAGCAGGTTGCCTTGTATCGCCGTGTTGATATGTAGCTCAGGTTCGTCGATTAGGAAAATCGAGTCGTCATAGTCATCCTTTCGCAGGTAGAGGTCGAGCAAAATGTCGACCACTTCTTTCTCCCCGGAGGACAGAACATCAAATTCAAATTCCTTTGGGTGCCCCGGTTTCTTGAAGTAAATTGTCCCTTGATTACCCTCGACGTTTCCTAGGCTGGAAATTTCCAAATCAATACAGTTCTTGATTGAGGCATTCAGGTCGCCTATAATTTTGTTTTTAGCCTCGCTCGGCCTGAGGTCATTGTCATCGCGATATCGATTGTAAGCAGCATAAAGGCGGCGATAGTTTTCCTCCATCTTGGCATCTAAACTGGATGCGTCGCCTGCGCCGTAAGAATTTAAGCTAATTCTTGGTACGGCAAGAGTTTCTTTGACTTTGAGCTCGCTATTGTAGCGATATGGGCTGCGGAATGAAAAAATAGTATTTTCGCTTCCAGAGGCTTCTCTTGATTTCCGAACCTGAACGAAGTTTCCAACAGTAAATTGAATATCGATATCCTGCCATGTGGCTTTATTATCAGTCATTGAATGGTAGTTGGGATCGCGATTTGCATTTCTTCCAATTTTCCCAAGAGCACTTGCGTGATACAAGAGGCCATCCAGCACGCTACTCTTGCCGCAGCCGTTCGGCCCCACCAAAGCAACTATGCGAGCGGGTTTTTCGCCTAAATCAATTGTAAGGTCGTGGAAGCGTTTGTAGCCGTTCTTTAGCCGGATTTTGGTAATGTACATTGGACCCTACAAGTTGGTTGTCGCGATTTATCTTCAACTACTAGCACAGAAGATCCTCTCGTAAAGTGCGCGCGCAACAAGGTGGCATCGGTCCGAATAGTCAACATACATATAGTGTCGTCCCTCCACGCCCCCCCCTTGACCCCATCACATCCGCACACCGTTGCGGATGTTTTGGTTTTGGCTGTCGGGGGATGTTGGGTTCATGTCGAACCCGCAGATCATCTCGCTTCAATCCACGTCGCTGCCTGAGGGCGGTGCCCCTGACTGGATCCATCTGATCCCGGCCGGGGCGGAGATCCTGACCGCCGATGCGCGCGGTCCCTACCGGCTTGTCGATCCGCAGGCGGTGATTGCCGCCTCGACGGGGAAGCTTCCCATCGACGAGAACCATGCCATCGACCTCGCCGCCCCGCGCGGCGAGGCCTCGCCCGCCCGGGGCTATGTCGTCGAGCTGCAGGCGCGCGCCGACGGCATCTGGGGCCGGGTGGACTGGACCGAGACCGGCCGCGCCCTGGTGGCCGACCGGGCCTATCTCGGGATCAGCCCGGCGGTGATCCATGACGGCGCCAAGCGCATCCTCGCCATCGCCCGCGCCTCGCTGACCAACCGGCCCAATTTCCGGGGCCTCACTTCCCTGCATATGGAGACCTCCATGACCCCTGCCGTCGCCAAGGCCCTGGGCCTTGCCGATGATGCCACCGAGGATCAGATCCTCGGGGCCATCGGAACCCTGAAGCAGCCGCAGACCGCGCTGCAGTCGCACCTGGGCCAGATCGGGCTGGCGCTTGGCGTGACCGAAGCCACGCCCGAGGCGATCCTCGCCGCCGCGCAGGCGCGGACCACCGCGCAACCGGCCGAGATCACCGCCCTGCAATCCGAACTGGCCGATGTCTCGACCCGGCTGAAGGCGCTGCAGGACACCACCGCCCGCGACCGGGCCACCGCCTTCGTGGACGGGGCGATCAGCGAGGGCCGGGTCGGCGTGAAGCCGATGCGCGAGCGCTACATCGCCATGCATATGGCCGATGCGCAGGGCACCGAGGAGCTGATCGGCGCCATGCCTGCGGTCACGGCCGAACTGCCCTCGGGCGAGATCGCGCTGCAGGCCGCCGACAGCGGCGATCTGGTCACCCGGGCGCGGGCCTATCAGGCCAGGCAGAAGGCCGCCGGGATCGACCTCGGCTGGACCGCCGCCGTCACCGCCGTTTCGGAGGGCAAGCAATGATCCCGACCTTCATCCGGGCCTTCGAGGCCTCGGCCGCCATCGCGGGCCGCCGCATCGTGGCCTTCTCCGATGTCGCCGCCTCGTCGAAGATCGCGCAGGCGGCCACCGCGACCGCCCCCGCCCTCGGGGTGTCCGAGGCGATGGGCGCCGAGGCGGGCGGCATGTGTGATGTCGTCCTGGCGGGCATGGCGGCGGTCGATCTGGGCGGCACCGTCACCGCCGGGACGCCGCTGATGGCCGATGCCGAGGGCAAGGCCATCGCGGCCAGCGCCGCCGCTGCCACCACCCGCCGGGTGGTCGGCTTCGCCATCCAGCCGGGGGTTGCCGGCGACATCATCGATATCTGGCTCGCGCCGAGCCTGCTCGACCGCGCCTGAGAGGAGTAACCCATGGCCCCGAAACGCCCGTTTACCGTCGATCCCGTCCTGACCGCCATCTCGGTCGGCTATCGCAACCCGTCGATCACCTATATCGCCGACGAGGTTCTGCCGCGTCAGACGGTCGGCGGCGAGATCTTCAAATGGACCGAATATCCGCTGGCCGATGCCTTCGCCATTCCTGACGGCCGGGTCGGCCGCAAGGGCCGCGTGCAGCAGCTGGAGTTCACCGGCGAGGAGAAGGAATCCGCCGTCGAGGATTACGGCTTCGACGCGCCCATCGTGCATTCCGATGTCGAGGCCGCCGCCAATGCCCGCGCCCGGGGCCTGTCGGCCATCGACCCGGAAAGCCATGCGGTCGAGATGCTGACCGATGTGCTGCAGAACATCCGCGAGGTGCGGGTGGCGGGGCTGGTCCACAACCTCAACACCTATGCCGCCGACAAAAGGGTCACGCTGTCGGGCAGCTCGCAATGGTCGGATTACGCCAATTCGGACCCGATCACCGCGCTGAAGACCGGGCAGGAATCGACGCTGGTCTATCGCCCGAATACCTGGGTGATGGGGCGGCCGGTCTGGTCGAAGCTGTCCTCGCATCCGATCATCGTCAATGCGATCAAGGGCGGCACCCAGACCTCGGGCCTCGTGAGCCGCGAGCAGTTCATCGAGCTCTTCTCGGGCGAGGGGCTGCAACGGCTGCTGATCGGCGATGCCTGGGTGAATACAGCGAAGCCCGGTCAGGCGCCGTCGCTCAGCCGGTGCTGGGGCAAGCATCTGGCCATGCTGCACCTCAACCCCGGCGCTTCGGTCGAGCGCGGCGGCATCACCTTCGGCGCCACCGCCGAATATGGCGGCCGGATCTCGGGCCGGATCGAAGACCCGGATGTCGGGCTGCAGGGCGGCTACCGGGTGCGGACGGGCGAGCGGGTCAAGGAACTCGTGATCGCAAGGGACGTCGGCTACTTCGTCCAGAATGCGGTGCAGTGACATGGCAAAGCGTCCCGCATCGCCGGCCGGGGAAAGCGCCCCGGCCATCACCCCAGCCATCCCCCCGGATACGGCAGAGGCGGCCCTGCTGCAGGCCGTGGCTGCGGTCGGCCCCAACCTTGCCCCGATCCTGCCCAAGGGCACGGCGCCCGAATTCCTGCCCGAGCGCCGGATCGCCACGGTGGCCAGCGCCATCGAGCATGACGGCTACCGCTTTGCCCCCGGTGATCCGATCCCGCTGACCCTGGCCGGGTTCACCGGACTGAAGGGCACCGGCGCGCTGGCCGATGCCAGCTGGGATGATCTCGAAACTCTCTAGCGCCATCCGGCGGCCTGCGCGCCGCCGGGGCCGATCCCCTGCCGGAAAGCCCTGTATCCGATGACCTATGCCACGCTCGAGAACCTGACCGAACGCTATGGCGCCGACATGCTGCTCGGCATCACCGACCGCGCGACGCCTCCGGCCGGGGGGATCGATACCGTGGTGGTGGCGCGGGCGCTGGCCAATGCCGATGCCACGATCAACGGCCGCCTCGGCACCCGCTTCGTGGTGCCGCTGGCGGAGACGCCGCCGGAGATCCGCGAGATCGCCGAGGCCATCGCGATCTGGAAACTGCATGTCTACAAGCCCGACGAGAAGATCGAAGCCGATTACAAGGAGGCGATGAAGACGCTCGAGGGCATGGCCGCCGGGTCTGTCGTGCTGCATGCCACCACGCTTGCCCCGGTGGAAACCGGCGGCACCGGCGCGCGGCTCACCGACCGCGACCGCCCGCTGACCGCAGAGAACCTGCGGGGCTACATCTGATGATCGGGGCGATCTCCGCACGGCTGTCGGATACGGTCCCGGCCCTGACCGGCCGGGTGGCGGGGGCGGTCGATTTTGGCAGGCTGATCGAGGCGGGCAAGCTGCCCGCGAAGACGCCTGCCGCCTTCGTGCTGCCTGCGGGCATTCAGGGCGGCCATGTCGCCACCGCCGCCGGGGCCTATGTGCAGGACACCGACGAGATCCTGACAGTGATGCTGGCGCTGCGGGTGCATGACGCGGCGGGCCAGCGCGGCGGCGATCCGCTGAAGGCGCTGATCGATGCGGTGCTGGGCGCGCTGTGCGGCTGGTGCCCGGCCGGTCCCGCCACCGGGGTGCTGCGGCTCGTCCGGGGCAGCCTGATGAGCATGAATGCGGGGCTGATCCTCTACCAGATCGACCTCGCCCTTTCCAACCAGCTGAGGATATCGCGATGACCGCGCCCCATCCGCTGCCCGCCGAGGGCGGCAGCTACATCCGCAATGCCGATGGCAGCCTGACCCCGCTCGACGAGGCCGCCCCCGAACCTGTGCCCGCCGAACCTGCTCCCCGGAAACCGCCTGCGGCAAAGCCCGCAAAACCCGCCGTAAAGGAGGAATAAATGCCGCTTTACTGGGACGAGAAAACCCTCCTCCTCAAGACCGAGACCAGCTACGGGGTCGATGCCACGCCCACCGGCGCGGCGAATGCGCTCCTTGTCACCGATGTGCGGCTCTCGCCGATGGAGGGGCAGGATGTGGACCGGGCGCTGGAGATGCCGTGGATGGGCGCCTCGGGCACCATTCCGACCGGGCTGCATGCGAAGCTCTCCTTCAAGGTCGAGCTGAAGGGGTCGGGCACGGCGGGCAGCGCCCCGGCCTTCGGGCCGGTCCTGAAGGCGCTTGGCTTTGCCGAGGTGATCGCCGCCGGGGCTTCGGTGACCTACAGCCGGGTGTCGAAGAACCATTCCTCGGCCACGATCTGCCTCAATATCGCGGGCACGCTCTACAAGATCCTCGGCGCGCGCGGCACCGGCACGCTGCGGGTCAATGCCCAGGGCATCGTCTATCTGGAGGCGGAACTGACCGGGCTCTTCGTGCAGCCGTCGTCGCAGGCGCTGCCCGCGGTCACGCTCGGCACCCAGCTCAGCCAGTTCCCGCAGGTGGCGACCTCGGCCAATACGCCCACGTTCACGGTGGATGCGACCGCGCTGGTGCTGCGCTCGCTGGCGCTGAACCTTGGCAATACCGTCTCGACCCGGTTCCTGATCGGTTCCGAAAGCGTGATCATCGAGAAGATCTCCGAGATGATCGACTTCACCGTCGAGGCGGTGCCGCTGGCCACGCTGAACCCCTATGCGCTGGCGGCGGCGGGCGGTCTGGTGCCGCTGAGCCTCGTGCATGGCACCGGCGCCGGGAAGATCTGCACCCTGACGGTGCCGCGCCTGCAGCTGCAGCGCCCCTCTGGCCTCGAACAGCAGAACCGCATCGTCGAATGGCCGCTGCGCGGCGTGCCCCTGCCGGACAGTGGCAATGACCAGCTGACCCTCGCATTCACCTGAAGGAGCCTTCCCTTGTTCAAGCTGCTGCAAAAGCCCGAGTTCTCGCACACCGTCAAACTCTCGGTGCCTGTCGATGGCGGGCATGACACCCAGACCTTCACCGCGCGGTTCCGGGCGCTGCCGGTCAGCGAGGTCACGGCCCATGACACGATGACGGCCGAGGGGACCGCGACCTATCTGCGCGAGATCCTGACCGGCTGGGAGGGTGTGGTCGATGATGCGGGCGAGGAGATCGCCTTCAATGATGCGAACCGCGACCGGATGATCGATCTGCCCTTCGTGCGGGTGGCGCTGCTGGAGACCTACAACGCGGCGATGCTGGGCGCGAAGCGGGGAAACTGAGCGCGGCGGGGCGGGTCTGGGCCGGGGGCGGCTTCTCCGGCGCGGATCGCCGCGCGGCCGAAGCCGATGCGGCCTTCTTCGGGCTGGCCCTTGAGGAGGCCGACCGGAGCTTCGGGCTCTGGGCCGAGAACCTGCCCGCGCTCGAGGCCTTCTTTGCGGTCAGCAACCAGTGGCGGGTCTCGCCAGTCTTCGGCGGGCCGCCCCTCTGGCTCGGTCTCGATTACGCCGCCTGCCGCGCCGCCTGGGACAGCGCCGGCATCGCGATCACCCCCGAACTCTGGGCCGGGTTCCAGACCGTCGAGGCCGCTGCAAAAGACGCATTGAACAGCAGGTAAAACATGACCGCCGATGGCAAGATCAATCTCGACATGCTGATCCGCGTGGTGGCCGATCAGGCCCGGCGCGAGATGGCGGATCTGACGCAGGCGACGCGGGGCGTTGCGGTCGGGGCGCGGGATCTGGCCTCGGCCGGTGGCGCCACCACGCCGGTGCTGGAGGGCCTTGCCGCCGGGGCGCGCCATGCCCAGACCGGGCTCGTTGGCATGACCACCGCGCTCGCCGCGCAGGAAACCGCGATGCAGCGGGCGATTGCCGCCTGGTCGGGGCTGTCGCGGGCCACGGAAGACAGCACGGCCTCGGGCCTGCGGCACGGGCTGATGCTCGACGAGCTCCGGGCACGCTACAATCCGCTCTTCGCGGCCTCGCGGCAGTATGAGATGGCGCTGCGCGATATTGCCGAGGCGGAACGGCTGGGGGCGATCTCGGCGCGCGAGGCGGGGGCCGCGCGGGCGGCGGCCGCGCAGAGCATGCTGGCCCCGGTGCAGCGTCCCGGTTCGCGCGGCGGCGCCGGGCCCAATCCCTATACGGCGAATATCGGGGCGCAGGGCTTCGACATCGGCGTGACGGCGGCGATGGGGATGAACCCGCTGATGATCGGTCTGCAGCAGGGTTCGCAGCTGGCAGGCATCGCGCAGCAGATGGGCGGTGGCGCGCAGGCGGCACGAGGGCTGTTGCAGGGGCTGAGGGCAATCGTCAGTCCGCTGAACCTTGTCATCATCGGCTTCACCACGCTGGCGGCGGTCGGCATTCAGGCCTTCGGGTCTCTCGCGACCTCCGGCAAATCCCTCGAAGAGCGGATGGCCGAACTGACGACGGCATTTGACCGTTACAAGCGGTCGGCCGATCTCGCGGGTTCCAGCGCTGAAGATCTGTCGCGGCAATTCGGGGTCGGCGCCACGGCGGCGCAGGAACTCTATGCCATCCTCTCGGGTCTGGACCGTCTCAGCGTCGATCAGAAGCTGAAATCCACCAGTGATGCGGTCCGCGACATGCTGGGCCTGATGAAGGAGAACAACCTTCGCGGCGGCAATGAGGGCCGGATCGCGGAGTTCTTCGATCTGGGCGGGTCGGGCTGGGGCAATGCCCGGCCCTATGCGGCATCGCTTGGCGCCTTTGACGATGCCGTGCGTGGTTTTGAGAAGGCGGAAGGGATCGATGCCCAGATTGCCGCGATGCAGACCCTGCTGCAGGAGGTCGATCATCTCGCCCGGCTGAAGGACGGCATATCCAAGGATGAGCAGGAGCTGATCGACCAGCTGAAGAAGCAGGCCGATACCCTGCTTGGCATTCAGGCGATCGAGACCGCGCAGGCCGAGGCGAAGAAGCGGCAGGTGGACCAGATGGTCACCGGCCACCGTCAGGAGGCCGACCTGCTGGCGGTGACGGCGCGGTTCGGGTCGGACAGTATCGAGGTCGAGCGGCTGAAGGCCGCGCAGGCGCGCGAGAACCTCGATCTGCGCCTGAAGGGCATGGGGGTCGAGAAGGGCAGCGCCGACTGGCTGCGCGCCCGGATCAGCCTCTCGCTGCAACTGGCGGCGCAGGAACAGGCGGCGCTTGAGGCCCGCCGCGACTGGATGGCGGATCAGCAGGACCGGCTGGCGGCGATCACCCGCGAGACCGGGCTGATCGGGGCCAGCAATGCCGAACGGCTGCGGACCAATGCGCTGGCCGAGGCCGAGGTCGAGATCCGCAAGCGCAAGATGGGCCTTCTCGAGGCCGAGGCGCACCGGATGCGCGCGCTGGCCCGGGCGGCGGCCGAGGCCGAACGCGACCGCCAGCGCG